TAGAGTATAAGTTAACGCATTTGTCGGTCTGTTATATACATAAACCTTTCCATCTTCGCTTTCAGGAGTACTTACTATTAATGTTGTATTTCTGTCATCAACCGCCATTGAGGATCCAAATAACGAACCGTTATTTACCCATGTTCCTGTGTTAAAGGTGTGTGCTGTAAAGGACGAAGAATTTGTAGGTACAGTTAAATCTGCATCATCATATAATTGGAAGGAATTTGAATTAATTGTTCCTCCGATATACTTTGAAGTGTTATTAAGCTCAACAGTACCTTCTATTCCACTAAAAGTTATTCTGTCATACTTCGCTAGATTATGAAAACCTTGATTAAAAATAGTTGTACTAGCAGAATCTAAAGTTATAGATTGAATATTTCCAGAAGCATTTGTAACTGGATTTTCAATACGTTGTAATTCATTAAAACTATTTGTATTTTTATATACAGCCCATTCGTTATTTTGTGTTATTTTATCAACCCATAAAAGATCGTTGCCATTTAAATTTGTTTGTGCAATGTTATTTGCATCTACAATATTAGTTGCTCTAACTTTTAAGAACGTTGTTATATTGCCAACTAGGTCGCTATCGTCTGTTGTTTTAGCAATACTAGATTCAACAGTTATAATATTTTTATTTACACTATCAATCTTATAAAATCCATCAATATTAAGAGAGGTACTATCGTTATGTATTGCATTAATACCTATTATATCACCTTTCGAAATATCTTTAATATTTTCATCTACTGTTATATCGAATTTTGTTTCGCCTGGGGCACTTTTTCCAACACGGTTTATTACATAAGGAGTATCAATGTGTTTATATACTGTCCAATCTCTATTTTGGTTTCCAACCCAAATATAATTATTTTTTGTAATATCTCCAAAATTAAAATCAAGGATATTCTCGTAGTTAGTAACTATTCCTCTAACATCTTGTTGATTTACATATCCTGAATTTTTTGTGTAACTATCAAATACATATTTTGCTGGGAACGGCTTATGGTCATAGTTTTTAGATTTTTGATATACTTCATAAGGTTTAATTCTATATATTAGATCAGTTTCTTTGCCAGTTGTTGAATTTACTAATTCTATTGGTTGTGGTACTAATCTAAATTTTCCTTCGTCTAATCTAAAGATAACATCATCAAACCCTTCTGATGCACCGTATTGTCCATCTTTGATTGCCCATTCTTCATAGAACTCTAAACTATCTTTATCATCACTAGCTAGTGCATCAAATAATTTTGTAAGTGCATTTTTAGAACCTTTATCTTGGATCATACCTTGATAAAATTTATACTGACTAACATCGTCATTAATAATATTTTGCAAATATTGGCGCTTTTGATAACCAATTAAATGCTGTGCCATACGTTGTTGTTCAACATCAAAGTTGTCACTATCTAAATCGTAAAAGTCTGCAAACTGATTTGTTTTATATTCAAAGTTTGCATACAATCCGCCCTCTGGTTTTTCAGAAAGGACATTCCAACTTTTTGCATCAAATGTTTCTGTACCAGGTACTTTGGTGTATGCACTATAATAAAATTCTTTGTTTTTGACAACAGAGCCAATATCATAATCTGTCCATTGTTCCCATTCTACAATATTAGGTTCGTCAAAAACAAAACCTGGAATATTTAAACTTCCGTCCCAATCTGTTGTTCTATATCCTAATACTTTAATTCTTTCTTGTCTATAACCCGGTTGCTGATCAAATATTACATCGCCAAACACTGTACTATTATCAATTAATACAACATGTTCCTTTTGTACCAAAGGTAATGATATGAAGTATATGCCGTCGGCTGTATTTTTTGGAGCAAGGGCAAACTCGTTAGGCGATCGTCCAATATTTGCAAAGTCTTCTACAAGTTTTTGACCGTCTGCTTTAAATAATCCGTATCCATAAAATCCATCAAAGATATTATCTACCATAGAATATGATGTTGTTATTTTTATTTGTTCTGCGCCAGGGCTTAACGTTAGTACACTACCAGCTGCCCAATTTTGTGTGGACCAGAATAAAAACTCATTTACAGTATGTCTCCAATCTAGTACTACTTTACTATCGCTTTGGAAATAATCAAAAACAAATCCTTGGCTTTTTAAATACTCTCCGTAACCTAATAAAAAGTCTACAACTCCTTGGATGTCTTTAATTATAGTTCCGTATAGCAGTTCTTTGGTTACAGTACTTGAAAACTGTTTTCTAATAAAAGCTGTTCTACCACCCTTTAAAGGTAATGCAGCTAATTTTGAAAACTGTGTGTCGTCAAATTGATTTGTACTTTGATGTTGTGTTATTGTTCTATAGTAACTTCCTTGGTATTCAACATTTTGACCTGCAACATATGTCTTTCCCGAATCCCATACAACAAATTCTTCACTTATACCTCCTATGTTAATACTAGGATCATTTTGTTTAGCTACAGGTGCAAGATATTTAAATATTGTATTATTTGGGCTATATCCTTTTATAACATAACCATCTGTTCTGCGTTCAATAATTACACCACTGTATTCAACTGTTTTTATAGGTGAACTTGTGTTGAGTATAATTTTATAATTTTCGTCAGGTACAAAGACGTTGCCTTCGTTTGTAGGTGTTCTACTATCTAATATAAGTTTAAATTTTTCAATATCAGTAAACCCGGCTAATTTAAAACCAATTTGGTTATCTATTTTAGTAAGATTAGATTTGTAAGTTTTATAATTTTTAAGTACGTCACCTGCCATGTAAGATGCAACATAATTTATTAAACCGCTTGTAAAGGTTTGTGTAGCATCTGTAGATGTACTTGGAAAAACTATGTCTTTTAATTCAATCCGTTTGTTAGTAGGTTTGTATACAATAGATCCGGCATTGTTACGTACTTGGTTAAATCTATCAAATCCTGTACTAAAAATTAAACTAGGTTTATTAATAATAAACGCTTTAATTAAACTAAATGCATAATCAGAACTATTACGCCAGGCTGATTCTACTGGTGCGCCGTCGCCAAATACGAAACTAAAATCAATAGTATCGGGTTGGTAGTTAGTAATCCATCCAATACTAAGTGGAGGTAATAAATTTCCTGTTGCATCTGACGGAATATGCTTTAAAAGGTTTGGTCTTTGATACTTTTTTAATATCTTGTACTTAACGCCCGGCTGTCTAACAATACCATCTTGTAGATCTGTCCACATTAATAAGTTATCTTTAGTGTACGGTGCTGGACCGTATTGTGTTTCCCACCAGCTTGGTTTAACAGTAAATCCTAACATTTCCCAAGGATGTGTGTGAGGACGATCAGTATCAAATGCTCTTTTGTAAATTTGTCTCCAAAATCCTGGCAGTACTTTTTCGCTAGGCGAATTAGTTGCACTATAGTTGAAAGTAAATGTATTAGATCTTTCAAAGAAATTATGTAAAGTATAATCTGTATCAATAAACTTACTCCAAGATAAGAAATTACTTAACATAGACTTGTTAATTTCTGCAAATGATATTCCTGTTTCTCTGTATTCACCTGGAACTAAATCATTTATATCTAAAAGTGCCGGATCATAACTTATTTTAATATTATTAAAAATTCTTTTTTCTAATTCTAATAACAAGTCATCTCTATAATCACCAAATGCGACAAACCTACTACCGTCATGTCCTTGTATAAATGACGTTGTTGTTAAGTATGTATTATCACTATACAACATTGGTTCATAAGCAGGGTACAATCCTAGTTTAGTAGGAGTTGGTGGTACATAACTTCCGTTTGTAGTTTCGTATTCGTAAATATCTATTACATCATCTTGTGCCTTAGTTGCTGTGATAACAGCAAATCCATCAGTATTAAATGTGTAATCTTTGTTGTGTATCAACTGAACGCTGTTTTTATAAACTCCAACGGCTTTTTTTGAAAGGGTAGTGTTATCAAAGACTTGACTTAGAGCAAAAAATGTTTCGTCTGCATCTAATATTGTATAAGACATTTTTTTGACAGCACCAATTGGAACCATGTCACTGAAATAAAACGGCATTTCTTTGCTTTTTACATTATTAATAGTTTGTAGTATGCTATCTACATGATCTTTCGTTGTACCTTGGAATTCTGAATCAAGTGCTACTTGTAAAAATTCACGTTTGAATCTATTATATTCTGTTCTTGAATAGTCTAATGATTTAACTATATTACAATCTTTATCAGTTATATGATAAAGTGATAAATTCATAGGAGCACTATGCTGTAAGAAGCGTCTACCTAAACTTGATAAGTTGCTAATATCTCTAAGATTACCAATACCTGGAAATTGTCCACTAAAGTTATCTAAATTTTCAACAATAGTGCTTACATGATCATTAACTTCACCTAATGTAAATTCTTTTAGATTTTCGTTTTTTGGATTTCTTTCTAACGAAGCTGGTATTTCGTAGAATCCGTTTTCATTCTTTACAGCTTTAGATTTAGTTTTAATAATTACATCATCATTAAGTGTTAGTGCATTGTTAAAAACAACTACAGAATTATTTTGAATATTGGTTGTAATAGTATAATTAATATTTTCAAATTGTAACGTATTATTAAGATAAACTCTTACCCATAAATCATTTAATAGTCCGCTGTTATTATATACATCAATCTCAAATCCAGTTGTTGTGTTATCAAAAACATACTGTCTAATAACAGGTTGGTCAGATAATGTTGTAACTTTTTTCCAACCACTTATAGTTTCAAATGTGTTTAACTCTGAGTATTTTCTTAGATAGCCAATGTCAGTGTTTACAGTTAAGATATTATTATCTGTAGTATAAGTCATACTATCTTGTAATATATCATAATTAAAAACAATATCGCCTACATTAGATATACTACGATAACTTAAAGGAAATCCTAGTTCTGTATCTGCTGTTCCTGTACCTTGTTTATAACTAAACAATTTATTACCTACAAATGTTGTTGCTTCATAGGTAACAGAATCACCGTAACTATTTCCGTTACTGTCAAAAATGTCAAACAAAGGAGGTTGATTTGTATCTGTCTTTTGCTGTGTTTCTATCCAAACGCTATTTTGATAATGTAGCATCTTACCTTTAAACACATTACCATTTAGTGCAAGTACTGTTTCATTTTCTTGAGGAATACTATCTGATACTTCTTTAAGTGTAATTTGATTGTTGGTACTTTGTCCTCCTGCAAATTTGATTATATCTACTTCAAAAATTCTACCTTTTACAAGTATATCAGTATCTGCTGTAAACAAAATACGCATACCTTTAACAATATCAATCCCGTCAATGTTATAACCTATGCCGCCTTCGATAGTACTAAAAACATCCGTAGTAAAATTATCTATTAAGTCAACATCTTTTTTAATTTTTGTACCAAAGTTATGTAATTTAATATCTGCTTCAAATTCAATAATAGGTCTTTTTGCACGTTGCAATTGATCTAATTCTGACAGTTCGTTATTCTGAATTGCACTTGTTTCAATTACACTTTTATGAAACCATCTATTATATCTTGCCCAAAGATTTCCATCCTTTGACGAACGGTTAATTACCAAATAGTCTTTTTTAGTTGGATAGCCAATTGCTTTACCAAACGGCAATCTATCAAATCCGTTAGCATCAAATTACCAAACGGCAATCTATCAAATCCGTTAGCATCAAAAGCAACATCGATGTCATCTGTAAAATCAGTTGGAACATTAAGATTGGTTTCTGGTACGAGTTTTATTCTATCACCAACACCTTCTACGTAAAATGCACCTTCAGCATAAGAAACCGGTTCTACTTCACCAGTAAAAAATATTTTCATACCGTTAGATAAATCTACACCATTACTTGCTTTATATGTTTGTTTTCCTAGTATTTCTTTTTCGACATCAATAAATGTTGCTTCACTAATATCTTTTACAACTATAGTTCCGCTTGCTTGCAAATCGTTTGCAGCCATGTAATAAAGTATATCAGGTGTATCAGTTCCTAGTTGTAATGTGCTTACACCCTTTTCTAAACCTTGGACACTTACGCCTTCTAAAACAAGTATACTGGAACTATCTAAATCAAATCCTTCGTCTAATGTTTTTTTAGTTTTTATTGTAAATGGTAAATTTGGTGTATCAATATCAAACTTATATGTTATCCCTCTATATAACGTTATTGTAGGATTATTTGTTAAGCCGTCTGGACTAAAAATATATGTATTATTATCAACGTTATCACCAATTCTTATTGTGTAGGTGCTTTCAACATCAATTGTATTCCCGGGAAGCCCAAAACTTTGAGGACCGTTTGGCAACCAGTAGTATTCTCTAAAATTAGTAAGTTTATCCCAATCTACATGAGGATCCCAAGCATAAAATTCTTGCTGATTTAGTACACTGTGATCCTTTGTACCTTTATTAAAACTATCAAGCTGGTTAACATAATCATTATAGTCTTTATAAAATGTAACGTTACCTAAATTATCTTTTATAACACTAGCTGGCTCTAATTGATAATTTTGTCTATCACTACTTACTTCAGATACATAATTATCATTTGCTTTATATGCTTTGGCAGTTTTTCTACCAACATATCCATTTAACTTTTCAACTACGCCAGGCTGTATAAGCTGGTCCATTGTGCTTGCTAAAAACTTTTTATTAGCAGGTGTCCTATAGTATCTTGGTAAATGGCTAGCACTTTCTCTTTTACGATTTTCATTGCCGCCTGGCAACGGCTGGTCTGATTGATCTTTATTATATGCCATTAGTAGCCTGAGCCTCCACTTGAGCTTGAACTAGAACTAGATGAACTAGAACTAGATGAACTGGATGAACTAGAACTGGATGAACTAGATGATGAATTTATATTAGAACTTGTTATTCCAATGTTACCTGTAGCTGTTGAAGTTGTTGTAATTGCGCCGTCTGCTTTAAGACGTGTAGCTGTGATATTATCTATAATTGCTACGTCAGTTACTGTTGCTCCGCTAATAAATATTTCGTCTGATTCAGATTTTATTTCAAATAAACTACCAAACGTTTGATCTTTTTGTTTTGGTACAATTACAAAAGTAACAATAGTGGGTGCTAATTGTTGCATCACATATGCTGTTAATTCTGTAAAATAAAATGTTTCTCCAAAGTCCCAGTTATCTAATGCAAAAAATTCATTAATTGCACTTATAACTCTTGATTTAACTTCATTATCGTTTACTACAATATCTGGATTTTTTACAATTTTAAAATCTGCTTGGAATTCAGCATTGGCTTTTGTTCCAAATAAAATTTTATATTTTACCGGATGATATATAATTTCATCACTTAGCGATTTAATGTTGTTAAGTGTTGCTCCATAATTTAAAAACAAACTATCGCTACTAGGTGCTAAAGGTTTAGTAGTTACAATGTTATCTAAATATTGTCTAAAACTATTATCATATGATCTAGTTAACAAATATGTATCTACAATATTACTTACACTAGGGTCTATACGTGTACTTTCATCAGCAGCATGCACATAATGGAATTTAATATTATCACGTCCAATTTGTGCTCTATACTTTTGTGAAATATTTAAATTACTTGTAGTTTTATCAAGTATTTCAAAAATATTTTCATCTACATAATAAAATATTTGTCCATCAGTATATAACGTAGTTGATCCTAAACTTGCTTTATTTTGTAGTGTAATAATATCTAAAACACTATTAGGTTTATAAAACCATTCTTCAACTCCGTCAATACTTGTTATTTTTTCTGAAAATATATACTTTCGTAAGGGGTTATTTGTTTCATTAACAATTACATCAAATAAATCTGGATCGTCAACCACTCCGTCATCATCTTCGTCAAAGAAACTTACTTGCACTTTTTTACTATTAACATATCCTTCAGTATCTCTATAATCCTCTACAATCTCCCAATCATAATCAACAGTATAAGGTACTGGATTTGAAGTAGGATCTTTTTGATTAATACTTAACACACTAATTTTATCTTTAATTATTTTTCCAGTCCTATTATTGTAAACTTTGTCACTGTTATCAAAATAAAACCTTACCTCTTCGTCACTTTCAAACAAGTATCTCGAACCTCTATATGTTATTGTATATGTTTCACCATTTGTTTCAAATAATAACAGCCAGCTTGCATCTAGTTGTTGGTTAGTGTTGTCACCAGTTTTACCAATACTAAACGAACTTGCACTATCTAAATTAGTAGAAGATATTAGTCTCCATTCTCCTAAATTTACATCAAATCTTAGTCCAAACGTTTTATATGCAAAAATTTGATCTACAAGTTGTGTTTGCACAGATGATTGTATACTATTTGCAATTCTAGGAATAATTTGTGTAAGTTTTGCTCCTTGCGGAATAATATCATTTATTAATACAGGCCCTGTCCCGTCATCAGCAACAATTGTTCCGTTTTCTGATACACTTACAATGTTTGCCCAAAGGTATTCTACTGAACCTGGATGATCAGCAACTCCGTCCATGATCTTGTTGCCTTCAGTAGACATAAAATGTTTACCACTAGGTGGGATAAATTTTAATAAGGTTCCTGTTCTTATAAGTTTTAGTGTACTTGCTGTAAACCTACCTAGTTGTTGTCTAGTTCCAGAAGTGTTTGTAAAATAACCAGTGTTTTGATTTGAATCTACAGTACTGCTATTCCATACAAGTCCTAAGTCACCTACTAATATTTTCGGAAAATTAGTAAGATAATAATTTTTTATTTTTCTGTTTGTTAAAACAGGTTGTACAACATTTGCTAGGGCTCCTTCAATGTCGGTTTTTGTAACAAAGTCAAATCCTACTTTTGTATCAATAAACTCTCTTGTTAGAATTCCGTCTATTGAAAATAAATTTGTTTTACTGTATCTACCCGTTGCATCTACTAGGTCTAAGTACCTGCTTATTCCGCTTGCTGTTCTATTAACACTTTTTACTTTAATAATTTCTTGGCTTGAAGTTAATGGAGCAATTTGATAATCTTCAGCTGTTACCATTCTATTCTGTGTATAATAACTAGATGGTGCATTACGCTTTATACTTGCACTTGTTTCACTAATACTTGCATTATCTACTGTATACTTTAGTTGGAATACTAACGTAAGATTTTCAGACTTTCCAGTTTTGCTCAAATAAGGAATTTGTACACTTATACCACGCATATCTTTAGGATCTATTATAAGTCTTTCATTTTTTCCTGTTCTATAATATATCTTAAAATTACCTTGAGGTAAATTTCCAAACGTGCCATCTGAAAATATTAAACTAATTCTGTCATTTGCTCTAGTTAATACACTAAAGATATTTCTAATACTTTTACTTAAACTATTATAAACTACGTTGTTACCTTCAACAGCTTGTACTTTTGTCCATAACTCTTGTTCTAATCCATACTCGTCTACTGAATATAGCCAGACATCACTGTTGTTTACGTTAGTTGCATCTATACTTACTACTTGATTAGTACTAGGCGAATCAACAATAAAAGAACCATTATCTAATGTGCCTTGTCTAAAATGACAAAAATAACCGCTGTTTGTACTGCTTGGTCCTTTACCGTCATTTCTATATAAAAATGCAAAGTTGTTGCCTGGATAAGGAGCTTCTTCTTCAATTACTCCATTATTAACATCTGTACTTACGATTTCAAATCTACTAGTACTACCACTAATATTTTTGTTAAATCCAAAAACCGGAACACCAGTATTTGTGCTACTAAATCTATATTGTTCTGTAGGAACACTGTTAACTGTATCTTTTTTTACAGGCCTTCCAATAGGATTATTTACAGGTAATGTTGCATTTAAAACTTTTGTAAACTGTTCTTGCCAATTTGCATTACTTGGATCGTTCCATATAATTGTTTGATTTTCTAGATTAATTCCATTACTATCTCTTACAGCTTCTGATGTGCTAACACTTTCAATTTTTAATAATCCGTTAGCTGACTGATTACGCTTTGGATTATAAGATAATGTACGTGCAAGACGGAGAACACTTTCTCTACGTTCTGCAAGTTCTAAGAAATTTTCACGTGCATTTAAATCTGTACGGAATGCAATATTTTGACCAAGGAAAGCAATCATGTCAATTAATGCAAGGTACTCAGAACTTTCAATATAATCGTTAAAATCTTCTGGATAATTTTCACGTAGATAATTTATCATTGTTCTACGCAAGTTGTCAAAGTCGTAAGATTTAAAATCTGCGTTTCTATAACTTTGGTAGATACGCTTCCAATCTTCTGCTACTAGTAATCTATTTTGTCTATCAGTCGAGGACATATTTGGCTTTCCTTTATTATACAGTATTTATCACTATCCATTAACTACATATATTATTAGGTATTTAGAAATCCGTTATTTTGATCAAATGTTAAACGCATACTTTCGACAATATTATAAGTTAAAAATAGCACTTCTGCTTCAATTTGTAGGCCACTTTCATATTCATCTACTGTTACTGAGTTAACACTTATCCTTGGATCATAATTAATAATTTCTGTTACATTATCAACAATAATTTGTTTAAGTTGTTCGGTCATTGGTTCATGTAATATGTCCCAAATAATTGTTCCAAATGTCGGATTCGCTAACAACTCACCTTGTCTTATATGAAAATGATTAATTATATCTTGTTTTATTAATGCAAAATCATATAAATTAAATCCAATGTTGTCTGGGTCAACTGTACTAAATCCTTTATAAGTTTTTGATCCTATACCATAGTCAGGCTTCTTGTTGGATTTAACATTTATATCTTGGTAAAGTCTTTTTTCTTGCGTACTCATATCTTATTTTCCTAGGTTTGTGTGCCGTTAGCAGCATCATACTCTGCCTCAAATGCTGCTGTTTCTGCATCTAGTTGGGCTTGTTGGTCTGCGGTTATAGGCGCAGGTGTTGTGTTGGTTCTATCAGGTTTATATTCTGGTCCGCCTTTTATAACATCTTTACCAGTTACTGGATCTACAGCAATACGCTTCTTTTCGGTATAACTAAAGCCGTCAGCATCTACACCCTTTACTTCTTCAAATCTAGCTGTTACTTTTCCTTGATCATTCTTTGAATATCCTGTAATTTTAGGTGCAGACGCTTCAGGAATTATATTTCCATTGTTGCCTACTAATACAGCTTTGCCACCAGAGGTAATTGTTTCTGTTGTAGACGTCGATGTTGTAGATGTTGTTGTGCCGTCATCTGATACAGTAGTTGTTGTTTCAGTCTGTGGTACGCCGTTTTGATTAACTAGAGTAGCCTCTTTAACCTTTTCCTGTTCAGCAGCTTCTTCGTTTGCTCTATCTTCGTTTGGATTTCCGCTTGCCGGTGGAACTTGACATTGTTTGAATGTATCTTCGGGATTTTTCTCTTTATTTTTATCATCGCTAGTAGCGTTTGCTTTACCTTCTTCCACCTTTTTAGGATCGTTGTCTGTTTTTTCAGGAGTATGTTCTAAAGGATTTTTATTTTCTTGACCTGACCAAGATCCTCGCTTAGGTACTCTACCTGGAATCGGTGCTGCACCAGCTTCTGCTGCGGCTGGTCCATTCATGTCAATTCTATCTGCTGTTTCTTTATGTGCAGCTGACTTAATATTACTTGAACCAGCACAAGTAAGCATACCATCTGCTCCTACTTTGACTGTCCAATTAGCCGCTGTTTCCATTGCCATTTGATTACCAGCTTTTATATTAATGTTTTGTCCTGCTTCTATGTTAATATTTCTATCTGCTTTAAAATTAAAATCATTTTCAGTGTGTAAACTGATACTATCTTTTGCATAAATGTCAATTTTTCCGTTAGCTGTCATTTCAATCCAACTATCACCACTGCCATGAGCTATGTAAATTAAATCCTCTGCATTGTGTAGTAGTATTTGATGACCTGTTCTTGTGCGTATTCTAAATAGTTCATTAAAAGGTATACCAGGATTACCACCGTCTTTTAAACTTACATATTCACTAGGTACAGCATTTGGTCCTCTAACTGGGCCTTTTCTAAATAGTGTAGGATCGCCATCGTCCATTACTAAAGTTGTTCCTGTAAGTCTACTTGCTTTAATGTCTATTGAATCTATTTTACCTCCAGATTTAACTGTAGGTTTACCATCTCGTCTATCAACCGGCCCTGGTGAACTCCAACCAAATACCATACTAGGCAAATCTCGTCTAGCACTAGAAGTTGTTGTACCCCGTATAGGATCATCTGCTAACCCAGAACTATCTAAAATAAGACAAGCGTCGGGATTGCATGGTTTTAGATATTGTGTTGCATTTGTGCCGTTGGCATCTTCGGTTTTTTTATTATACTCGGCAACTGGTCTTGCTTTTGTAGGGTCTTCTTTGTTAAACTTAGTACTTGCATTACCAGGAACCATAAAGTTCATATTTTGATCTTGTATACATCCTATCCAATATCCCTTACCTCTGTTACCTTCTGCAAAAATTACTAAAACTTTAGTTCCTATATCAGGAGGTACAGCCCAAAAACCGTAACTTTTCTGTGTGTAATCATAACCTTCATTTTCACTTGATCCAGCATACGGAGTTACACCATAGAATGGACTTAGATAACTTACAGGTACAAATTCACCAGAAGATTCTGAATTACCTTCACTTGTAGTTTTTAATAGTTCTACCTTTAACGACCCCATGTAGTCTACATCAAGGTGTTCTCTAACAACAGCTACATACGGACCTGGGCCTTCTACAGTTTTTTGTTTAGCGTCTGCCGGTATATGTGGGGATCTAGTTTCTTTGGCCATTTAAAATCCTCCTACTATTCTACCACTTGAAAGTTGTCTTGCTGTTCCTGGTAATTTTTTGCTTGGTTGTTTTTCTGGTGGCGGAGTACCGCCTTTATTATGCTCAGGATGTCCTGGTGGTGGACCACCACCTGCACCTGCACCTTCTGGATTTCCAGTTAGTGGATTAGTTTCAGTTTCTGTAAGTTGTTTTTTAGCATCATTTGATGTAACGGCTCCGGAGCTCTCAGTAGCTGTTTGATTAGTATCTGTAATTTGTTTAGGTCTTCGAATAGTTTGCAATGTTTGAGTAAATTGTCCTCCGGAAAATTTATTAGCTACAAACAATACTTTATACAATCCACTAAAAGAACCTACAGGAGCAGATCCGCCGCCTGGAAAAGTCATATAATTTCCTACATAATCCATTGGAGTTCTAAAATTTATTTCAACGTCAACTTCTCCGCTTTGATAGTCCATTGTTCCGTCTGAATTTAAATTCATGCCAGGTCCTTCAGCAGCACTATAATTGCCCATACCGCTATCTGCAATGTAATAAGGATCTCCCCAAATTTCTAAGTCAACCATAATCATGTCAACTGGTGAATTAATTAATGATTCATTAAAATTACGTGCAACTATTGATTCTGGATGTACCATAACTCCACCAGTGTCTGTTGTATTCCCTTTATTTACATCAGCTTTTACAGGACTGGCATTTATAGATGTTCCGTCTGCTTCTGTGCTTCCTGTTGCTGCTGTCTTATTAGTACTATTTCCACCACTACTTGCAGATGTTTTAGCATCAGCTGTTTTTTGCCCATAGTCTCCAGCAATATTAGTAAAAAAGGCCATATTAAAGTTTATATCAAAATTAATAACATCGTCATTCTTTCCGGTGTATATGTAATCATATTGTTTAACAGCTTGAATCATTAAATTAGATATACCCTTTGACGGTTCAGTTGGGTTTCTAAAATTACTATGATGAACTTTGTAAGGCACAACTTTGTAAACAAAAATCTTTGGTGGCGTTCCAGTTTTATCTACATTATCATGATCTGTAACAACATAAGTATTTGTTTCAAGCCTATACCAATTTAACATTCCGTTTCCGTCTGGCTTTTGATCAACTATACTTCTTCCAAACTCGCTTAATATTATTACATCCTCTATAATTTGTTCTATCTTTTTTCCATTACTAACTGTCATCATTCTTTGCTCAGGATTAACCTGTACTTTACAACGATCTATTTTTCCTTTTTCTTCTTCGCTTTGTGCTGCGCCACTTTTTACAAAACCCTTGCAACCAACATCGTCTTTTGATTTTACAATTTTTGATTTTCCGATATCGTTTATATTTTCTTCTTTGTCAGCATAATCTCTAATAGTTTCTCCAAGATCAGATCTTCTTACTGTAATGCCCAATTCTTTATCTAAAGAAGCTTTAAATTTTTCCATCGACATACTTTTTTCTTGAACAGCTATAGCTGATTCGTATAGTCTCTGTTGTTGTTCTTGTGTAAGCTCGCGCTTTTGTGATCCTGATTCGCTATCATTGCCTTGCGTTGTAGCTGAATTATCTTCTTGCTCACTACCACCTTTTGCAAATGCCGCACTTTCTTCTGCACTAGATTTTTTAGTAGGAAACATAATAATATATTGGTTTGCTTTTGATTTATTTTCTTGTTCAACACCTTCAAGTTCTTTTTCATTTATATTAGTTGTTAAACTATCAAACCCCCATTGCAACATTTCCGCTACTGTTCTACCTTCAAACGATGCATCGTTTCTTGTAGATTGTGTTTGATCAGTAAGTGCTACCTCATGGAACGGAATAGCTTCTACAGCATATTGGCTTCCACCTTCTGTAACTTCAAACTCAACATTAGTTAATTTTAAAGGAAATATGCGTCTAGAATTAGGTATACTAATTGGTCGGTTTCCTGCATGTCCTTTAAATTCAACACTTAAACAAAAAGGTGCATCAATATAATTTTTATGGCCCGCACTTAATGCTGCAATCTGCAATGCTTGTAAAAATAGCCCCATACTATAAGGTTCTTGTACTTTGAAACTAATAGAAACAGCATTTGATCCTCTAGTTTTGCTATTTGGTGCTATAATAGTTTCTATTTCAACATCATCTATAAAATATTCTGTTTTTCCATTAATTTCATATATAGTTTTACTACCTCTTAACGGGCCGCCGCCGCCTGATTTTATAACTGTAATTAAAGGATCGTTATATCTATACGTTTGATCAGGAAAGTTTAATTCAAAGTCGGTTAAACAACCTAAAGTAAAAATATAATTGTAACTAGAAAAAGGATTAAGTATGTTTGGTTGCTTACCAATTCCTCCCATTAAGCCTCCAAAGGCTTGAGAAAGTCCTCCAAGTGACCCGCCTATTAATTTTCCGCCACTAGCAAGTCCTGGTAACTTACTATTTAATACTTGACTAATTCCGCCCTGTGCAAGATCTAAAGAACCTAAAGCAGGGCCTGTTATTCCGTTTATAGAATTAGGCATATCTAATGTTGCCCCTGTAATATCAGATAATGATCCTTCAACCGCACTTGCAATGCCACCTACTGAAATTTTGCCCGAAGTTTGGAATTGACTAGATACTGATTCTGCAGCTTTTTCTGCTTTAGCTACTAGTTCTTCTCCCTTGGCTCTTAATCTAGCATCGATATTTTGAATATGTGATGACATTTATAGTCCTAACAAACGTTTTAGTGCTGGGCCTTTAGGTACAAATATTTCTGTGCCTGCTTCAAAATCAAAAATAGGATCTTTTAATGTTTCAAGGTTACGTTGTGCATATACCCACCATAAATCTTTGTCTCCATACATATCAAATGCAAGTAAATCAGGACGATGTGTATATTGTACTTGTATATTATAAAGCACATCGT